TTTTGAGCGCATGATGACTACCGCTCCCATAGAACAAGAAACCAATCCTGTTACGGAATCAATGCTTAGTGCATTTGATAGCCCTCCTTCTGATGCATTAAAATCTCGTGGGATAACTGATGTTGCTGCTAACTACTACGAAATTTTGTGGGATAACCGCAAGGAGAATTGGATTACGGTTATTAGAGACCCCTACACCGACAAATTATTAGGGTGGCAAGAAAAGGGTTATAGAGGGCGCTACTTCCGCAATTACCCAACAGGTGTTAATAAGAGCGCGACATTGTTTGGATACCAGCAATTTAATGGCGGAGAGATGATTATTGTTGAGTCCCCGTTGGATGTAGCACGTTTAGCATCTGTTGGAATCTTTGGTGGCATTAGCACTTACGGTTCAGCAGTATCTAACTCTCAACTAAAACTAATACGTTCTGCTGAGCGGATTGTATTTGCTATGGACAATGACGAGGCTGGTCGTGTGTCTTCCCAGGCTTTACTTGATTATGCTAAAGCTATGGGCATGGAGTGTTGGTTCTTTAATTATTCTAATACAGAGATGAAAGATGTTGGCGGAATGAGCAAGGCTGAGATAATGTACGGCTTAGATAATGCAAAGCATTCAATACATGGACGAAAGGCTTTCCTATGATTATTGGTCTAAGCGGATACGCTCGCAGTGGAAAAGACACTGTTGCAGGAATGCTCATGGGACTTCATGGATATGAACGAGTTGCATTTGCTGACAAAATTCGTGAACTTCTTTATGAGATGGACCCGCTTGTTATGCACAACTATATGGATTTTCGTTTGCAAGATGTCATTGATTCTAAAGGTTGGGAAACAGCAAAAACAGAGTTTCCAGAAGTTCGCCGTCTTCTTCAAGATTTGGGCGTAGGTGCACGTAAATTATTTGGAGATACTTTTTGGGTAGACCAAGTAGTGGGTCAATTTGGGAACGCTTGGTGGGGCTACGACAAAAACGTTGTTGTAACAGATGTTAGATTTACCAATGAAGCACAAGACATTAAAGGCAAAGGTGGTCAAATTTGGCGCATCAATCGCCCAGGAACAGAAGCAATTAATGACCACGTTTCAGAACATGATTTAGACGGTTGGGATTTTGATGTTGTTATTGAAAACGATAGCGATATGCCAGCTTTAATTAAGAAGATTAAAACCCTGATAGGTTAAGGTTATGACTTTTACGGGGACGTTATTGCCTTACCAACCTGAGGCCGTAGAACGCATGTGCGATAGGCAAAAGATGTTGGTTGCCTATGACCTTGGCCTAGGTAAAACAGTCCTGACTATTGCCGCTGTAGAACGTCTTATGGATTCGGGCGAAATTAAAGAACCAGGTTTGGTAATCTGTTTATCCTCACTTAAATACCAGTGGGCTAATCAGATTGAGAAATTTACAGATGGTACTTCACGTGCTCTGGTCATTGATGGAACCAAGGCTAAAAGAGAAGATCAATACGCAATTGCCAACGACTGGAAAAACTCCAGAGTTGACTACATCATTCTTAACTACGAGCAGGTCGTTAATGATTGGGAATTAGTCAAAAACCTCCCAAGAGGATTTGTGGTACTAGACGAAGCTACGGCTATTAAGTCATTTCGTTCTAAAAGGTCTAGGTACACCAAACGTCTTTCTAACGCACCATATAAATTTGCTCTTACTGGAACCCCTATTGAAAATGGCAAACCTGAAGAACTTTTTAGCATTATGCAGTTTGTAGATTCTAATGTTCTTGGGCGGTTTGATTTATTTGATCAAACGTTTATTATGCGTAACAACTGGGGAGCAGTCACAAGTTACCGCAATCTTGAGATACTGCATCAAAAAATGAAACAAGCTTCTGTACGTAAAGCTCAAAAAGACCCTGATGTTGCGCCATTTCTTCCAGATGCAATCCACAAAGACCCTATCAAAGTAATTTTTGATAGAAAATCTTCTAAACTTTACGAAAAAATTAAAAAAGATTTGCTTTTAGATTTAGAAACAGCCCAAGACCTTTTTGGTGGTTCTTTTAATATTTTGGCACATTATGGAATTGAGTCTAAACGAGGTGGGCCAGAAGATGAGTGGCGTGGAAAAATAATGTCTAAAGTAGGTGCGCTTAAGATGTTGTGCTCACATCCCGATTTGTTGCGTACCAGTGCAGATAAATATATTTCTGAAGGCATTGAAGGTTCTCAGTATGCTTTTCAATTAGTTCAATCTGGATTATTAGAAGGAATTAACACGTCTAATAAACTTAATTACCTTATAGAGTATGTTAACGATTTTTTAGAACAAGACGAAGTTAATAAAGTTGTAGTTTTTGCTACTTACGTAGACATGCTTGATAAAATTGCTCAAGCACTTGGTTCGGATCAGTGCAGACTTTATTCAGGTAAATTAGACGCTAAAACGAAAGAAGATAACAAAATTGAATTTAACACTAACCCTGCTGTGCGTGTTCTCATTAGTTCTGACGCTGGTGGCTATGGGGTGGATTTACCCGCAGGTAATCTCCTTATTAACTATGACCTTCCGTGGTCTTCAGGAGCGGCAACGCAAAGAAACGGGCGCATCATTAGAGCTTCATCTAGATTTAACACCGCCATCATACAAGACCTCCTTATGGGAGGAAGTATTGAAGAACGACAATACGACTCCCTTCAACAAAAATCCTCAGTAGCCAACGCAATTATTGATGGAGAAGGAATTGATGAAAAAGGGGGCGTTCCTTTAAGTGTTGGTTCCCTCAAAGAGTTTTTGATCCTAGCTTCCGTATAATTGGCTTAAATATCTGGGTATTTAGAGAATATAAGTACCTAAATACACATCCGACAGTAATTTAAGCCAATTTTACGGTATTATTTAATAATGGCTACGTCAACCAAAACACCGACACGGACTATACGTGTCCCTGATGACCTTTGGAAAGCTGTGCAAAAGAAGGCTGCTTTTGAAAAGGTTACTGTTACCAGCATAATTGTCCTTGCTCTTGAGCGATACCTAGTTGACAAAAGCTAATTTAGTCTACTAATCTTTTCCCCATAACAAAGGGGAAAAAATGGAATTAAAAGAAGTTGAAAAACTTGCTCAACAATACGTAGCGGTTAAAGCCGAAGCAGACTTTATTGCCACACGGCAAAACGAATTGAAAGCTCGTCTTAAAGACGCCGTTGAAAAGCTTGGTGAAATTACTGCTAAAGGCCATAAATATTTAGAATTTGGCGATATTAAACTTACCAATCAGCGTAAAGAATCAAATCCTTTAGATGTGCAAGCCGCAGAAGAAATTCTTAACAAGCATGGTTTGTACAAAGATTGCGTTAAAATTGTTGAGGAACTAGATCAGAACGCTATTTTAGTTGCGTATCAAAAAGACTTACTTACAGAAGAAGAAATTGATTTAATGTTTCCTAAAAAAGTTTCTTACGCATTTTTGGTTCAATAATGACAGAGGATATTATTGACTCAGTTCTTTCTGATTTAGATAACTTTTATCCAGGAAGTAAACGCAAGCGTCGTGAAATTGAAGTTTTAGAAAATAAAAGAGAAATAACTTGGGATTTAAAACCTCAAATTAAACCTTTGCCTAACGGAAAAGATATTGAGCTTTTTACTGTTGGGGCTTTAGCTTTAGCTTTGGGTCGCCCATTCATCACCATTAGAACGTGGAATCAAAAAGGTTATTTACCCACGCCACCGTACAGACTTCCCACTAAAAAAGATAAAAATGGCGAAGACCATAAAGGTCGTCGCTTGTATAGCCGAGCAATGATTGAGGCCACGATAGCCCTTTTTGCTCAATTTGAAGTTCTCCACGTTAGTCGTATAGACTGGAGCACGAACCGACAGCTTACAGAAAAGCTGGCCGAGGCTTGGACTAAAATTCAAGCAGAAGAAACAAAATAACAACTAACTAAGGATAAATAAAAATGGCAATTAAACAAGAAGCAGACTTTATTCCACAGCTGGACGAGTTTTCAACAGAAAACATTGAAAGCACTCTTGAAAGTGCTCTTGAAGAGCGACCAGGTGTATCAGATTCAATAATTAAAAGTGGTTGGAAAGCCGCTGAAGATACTATTAAGCCTCGTGAGTACACAAAAGATTTTGTAGTATCAGAAACTCCTCAGCTTGTTAAGTTTCTTGATGAGGGTGGGCCTTTTGCTGTTTATAACGCGCATTGGCTTGATGAAAAGAAAGAGGGACAAAGGTCTTTTGTTTGCCTTGAGGAAGGTTGCCCACTTTGTTTAAAACTTGGTAACAAGCCTTCTAAACGCTATTCATTTTCTGTCGTTATTATTGGAGATGACGGAACTACTATTCTTACTAAATTAAACGCAACTCCATTACTATTTCGTTCTTTGCACGCTGCAGAACACTCACCAGCAGGACCTCTTACTAAGAACTACTGGTCGTTGTCTCGTCGTGGTACGCTACAAAGCCTTGTTTTCACCGTTACTCCAGTTAAAGGGCGCGACCTTATGGAAGATTACGGAATTGATGAAGCAAAGGTTGAGGAGCAAGTTGCAACTATGAAGGCGTTTGAGCCTTCATCAGTTTATCGTCTTAATTTTGATGAACTTACAGAGATTGCAACTGCTTTACTCTAAAAACGAGATGTGAAGTGGCTAGGCGTTTTTTAACCCCTTACGTCTAGCCCCTTCGCTTTTAAGGGGGTTTGTATGAATATAATTACAACTAAAGAACAACTTGATGAGGCTGTTGCCTATTATTTAAAACAAGACTCATTTGCCTATGACCTTGAAACAGTAGGCCCACAACGTGGTGTTACCGTTGTTAATGAGGTACTTTGGATTTCTATGGCGACTCATGGGCGCGGTGATGTTATTCCTTTAGGTCATCCAAACGGAGAGTTCTTAGAACTTATTCGCCCGTTAAAACCCACTGGTGAACGACGTAAAGAAGCTGGTTTAACACCTCGTGAATCTGACTATTCTGCAGATGATAAAAAGGCTACTACCCTTTATGGACCGCCACCCGAGCAGTTGTTGCCTGCAGAAGTTTTTGCCGCTCTTAAGCCTTTAATGTTTGGTGAGAATCGAACATTAGTGGGACATAATCTTGTATTTGATTTAACTTCTATAGCTAAATATTATGGCAATCAGTTTCCTACAGGTCCTTATTTTGACACGATGATTGCTTCTTTTTTGTATGACAATAAAAATAAAAACAAGTGCGGTCTTGATGATTGTTTATCCCGAGAGTTTGGTTACACCATGGTCAAGGGAGTTGGTAAAGAAGTTGAAAAGTACGCATTTAGTACAGTAGCTAAGTACGCTTATCTTGATGCCAAATACACTTTTTTGCTTTATAAGAGCGTTCTTCAAAAGAAACTTGAGGAAGGAAACTTAATTAATGTAATGAATCTTGAGATGGGTGTGCTTAAAGTATTGTGCCACATGAAGTTGGCTGGAGCACCTATTGATACTAAACAGCTTTCTGATTTGCATTCTAAGTTAGAAATTAACATTGAGCAAGCTCGTTCAGAAATTTATAAAATTGCAGGTAAAGTTTTTAATATTAATTCTAATCCTGAAAAACAGGCGATGTTATATGGAAAAAAATCCGATGGTGGTCAAGGTCTTAAACCAAAAGTATTGACTCTTAAGGGTAAAACTAAAGAAGAACAGGGTATCCCACTAGAACCATCTGATTACTCTGTATCTTCTGAGGCTTTAGGGCTTTACCGTGAAACTAACGAATTAGCGGCGGCTATTTTAAATTACGCAGACTTAAATAAAATGCTTAGCACTTATGTAATTCCGTATCTTGGTGGGGATGTTACCCACACTGTTAGTGGAAAAAGCAAAACGCAATATAAAGAGAGTTTGTTAATTAACGGAAAAATTCATTGTGATTTTATTCAGCACGGCGCAGAAACTGGTCGTTTTTCTAGTCGTAACCCCAATCTTCAAAATATTCCAGCTCCTGAAGACCCAGAAAAAGTTGTTGAAGAAAAACAATACGGACGGATGTTGCGTAATTTATTTGCAGCTCCAGAAGGTTACAAGCTTGTGGTAGCTGATTATTCACAGATCGAACCTAGAGTAATTGCTTCTATGTCCAAAGACCCAATTATGTTAAAGAACTACCTAGAAGGTGGCGACATTTACACCACCATTGGTGACACAATGGGGGTTAATCGTAAGGCTGGAAAAGTTTTGGTTTTGTCCATTGCTTATGGCGTAGGCCCTGACAAAATTGCTAAACAAATTGGGTGCACCTTAACTGAGGCCAAAACGCTTTTAGACGATTTTAGTAAAAAGTTTAATACTATTAATAAGTACCGTCTTATGGTAGTCAATAGCACCCGTCAGAAGGGTTATGTGACCACAATATTGGGCCGACGTAGGTACTTACCTGAAATAAATTCTAAGAACTTTGGAGACAAAGCTGGGGCCGAAAGACAGGCTTTTAACACAAGAATTCAAGGTTCAGCAGCGGACATTATGAAACTTGCTATGATTAGGGCTCAGGACATGATACCTAAAGAGTCTAAGCTTATTCTTACGGTTCACGATGAGCTTGTTACTCTTACACCTGATGAGTACGCTTTGGATACAAAAAACGCAATTCGTGAGGCTATGGAGGGGATTAACCTTCTTGAAGTTCCTTTATTGGCAGACATTAAAGTTGTTCAAAGATGGGGACAGGCTAAATAATGGGCTGGTTTAAACGGTTTTTTGGTGGTGAATACGTAAGTGACTATCAAGAAGTACCATTTAGCACGATTACTAGGTGGCCTCTGTACGATTTAATGTTAAAAGACCCCAATAAAGTTGCTATAGATTTAGGACTGAATCCAGTTAGCAAAGAGGGCGACGATAAAGAACGTGAAGACAGCGACTCACGTTTGGCTAATTTAGAGCCTCTTTTACCTTTTATTGATGTTACTGCGGAGTTAACTGCACGAATACTTTCTAGTCTCCAAATGGAAGAGCTTAAAGACGCTGAAGACCCTGTAGAGTTAGACCAAGAAGATGTTGCGGTAATGATTGCTTTTTTTAAATCTGTGGCTTTTTCATCCCTTATCGCTGCGTTTTCATCCGCTATACAACTTGGTATGATTCACTCTAACGTAGACATGGAGGAAATGCAATGAGTAACTGGTGGGTAAACAAAGTAAATCAACAATCTCCCGTTGCACCACAGCAGTCTCAGCCAATAGCGCGTCCGTATAGATCACCAATTGAACCGCAAAATTATCCGCCAGTTCAACAACAAGTTCCTTTGGAAGCTCGTTGTCCTGGTTGCGGTAGTAGCAACTATGGAGGGGCAACTCCAGAAACTCGTAAACGTTGTTACGATTGCGGTTACCCAATTCAACAATCTGGAACAGGTGTTGGTAAAGGCGTTGTGGGAGGACAACCAGGAGGCGGCCCAGCAACTCCAGCACGTCAAGTAGAAACAAGTGGATATAACCCGCAAACGATCATTGGACACATTTAATGGCAACAGTAAACCCAGAACTTCTTAAAGTAATTAACAAAATTAATAAAAAATTTGGTGAGGACACCATTATTCGTGGTGAAGAAATTATTGATAACCACGGTCGTATGACCACTGGTTCGTTGTCTTTTGATGTTGCATTAGGTGGTGGTTGGCCAGTTAATCAATGGCATGAACTTATTGGTGAAGAATCAAACGGTAAAACTGCTGTGGCATTGAAGACAGTTGCTGCTAATCAGGAACACGATCCAGAATTTACAACCGTATGGGTTGCTGCTGAAGAATGGGTGCCTTCTTATGCAGAAATGTGTGGAGTAGATTTATCAAGAGTATTTGTTATTTCTACAAATGTTATGGAGGAAGCGTATGAAGCCGTTATTGAAATTGTTGAAAGTAAGTTTGTGGATTGCGTTGTTATTGACAGCCTTCCTGCTCTTATCCCCAGTGCAGAAGATGATAAAGAAATGGACGAAGCAACTATAGGACGTGGAGCATTGCTTACTAATAAGTTTTTTCGTAAAATTGGCAAAGCTTCTAAGCGTTCCCTTACTGAAAATGAGCGCCCATTTATTGGCATTATGATTAACCAATGGCGAGATCGTGTAGGGGTTCAGTATGGCGACCCACGCACTACCCCAGGAGGTAAAGGAAAAAATTACGCGTATTTTACTCGTGTAGAAATTAAAAGAGATGAATGGATTGATGCTGGTACAGGTCAAGAAAAGTACCGTGTAGGTCAAACCATTAAGGTTAAGACCATTAAAAACAAGTCTGCTCCCCCATCGCAAACAGCTTTTATGGATTTTTACTTTGGCACGGGTAGAATTGTAGATCGAGGTCAGTATGATTTTGCTAAAGAAATTGTAGCTATGGGTATTATAAACAAAGTTATTACCAGAGCAGGTGCATATTATCGCTACACAATTGGTGGCGAACAACGTCAATGGCAGGGTGCTGATGCTCTTTTAGCGTCTATTCGTGAGGAGCTGGACCTTAAAGAAGCTTTAGAAAAAGATGTATTAGACTCAATTAAGTCAGGGTCTAAGTTTGTAGCAGAAGACTCTGATGAGGAGTGAGGGACAGAAACAAAGTCGTAAACATGAAGATCGTTTAGCTAAAAAATTGGGCGGTAAACGCACGGCAGCTAGCGGAGCTTTTTGGAATAGAAAAGGTGACGTAAGGACCACAGATTGGCTTGTAGAGCATAAATGGACTGGAAAAGCTTCTTTTAGCATAAAGGCTTCTATTTTAGAAAAAATAATTAATGAAGCTATTTTAGACAGCCGTATGCCAGTTTTAGGGGTTAGTTTAAACAATCAAAATTACTGTATTGTTCTTGAGGACGATTTAATAGAGATGCGAGAAACGATTAGAGAGCTTAAAGAAACTTTGTGATAAACTTATAGCCTCTGGGAGAGGGATAGAACACCCACCTATCTCCCAGGAGCAAACTTGTACGAAGATGTAGGATACAAAGAGAACTGGCGCCACGGCGCTAAATGCCGTGGAATGGACACCGAAAATTGGTACCCACCACGTGATAAATCTAAATACAAACTAATTGCTGACAAATCTAAAGCCGTTTGCTTTGGTAAAGACGGGGCTCCTGTTTGTCCTGTTCGTTTGCAATGCCTCTTATATTCCGATAGTATTGATGAACAACACGGTATTTGGGGCGGTTTAAGTCATCGTGAACGTAACGCGCTAAAAAGAAAAGCTGCTAAAGTAGGGCTTACGTTAGAAGAATGGGTGGCACAGCATGACAATAAAGGCAGAAAAACCTAACGGCAATTTAAAAAAATTTTTAGACGCAGGAAAAAATAATTCTCGTGTTCTTAAATCGGTAGAACGTTACATACTTACACAGCCTGTTGATACTTCTCGTTCTACTACGGTTTTGCACCCGTCTGCTATGGTTAAACCTGATTGGTGTTATAGAAGTTCTTATTTTCAACTTTTAGGGTTTGCACCGCCCCCAAGTAAGTATAAAGCTAGCCTTAGCCAAAAACGAGTGTTTCAACTAGGCCACGACATTCATGCAGGTTGGCAAAACATTTTTAAAGAAATGAATCAATTGTGGGGCAAGTATTACTGCCATGAATGTAGAGATTACTTTTTAGGTGTGCCCTCGGATCATAAAACAGACCCAAAGAACCTTGAATATAAAGAAGTTCCTTTAACGTATAACAAACTTCGTATTGCAGGTCATGCTGACGGTATTTTAGTTGGTTTTGGTGAGCCTTTAATGTTAGAAATTAAGTCTATTGGTGCGGGCACTTTTAGATTTGAAGCCCCACATATGATGTCTAAATACGATAATAACTTAGATAAAATGTGGGAAAATTTAACCGCCCCGTTTATGACGCATATTATGCAAGCTGGAATGTATATGAAACTTGCTGAATTACTAGACCTTGCGTATCAACCTAAAGAAGCTTATTTTTTATATGAAAACAAAGCTAATCAAACACAAAAAGAATGGGTTATTCCTAAAAGCGATTTTGGGATTACGCCACTTTTAGAAGCAGCTGCTATGATTGTAGAAGCAGTAGAAAACGAAATGCCGATATCGTGTAATATTGACGCTAACAACGGTTGTTATCAATGTAAGGGGTATGTTAATGCTTGAACTTAAGGTCGTCGGGTATAGCGAAAATGTTTTAGCCATGTTAAACGCTCAGGGTTTAAAAATTGAACGAACATTAAATATGGATTTACCAGAAATTCCTGAAGATATCACATCTATAGACGCTACCGAATTGATGCACCTTGCATCACAATACATTGAATACCGTGGCTTTTTAGAGACGCAGGTAGCGGTTGCTAAAAACGCTGAAACAGAAGCGGAAACTTATTATGATCAAGTAGTTAGTAGAAAAACACTTCAGTTAAGTACAGGTAAAAGTACAGAGAAAGCAACAGTCCTTAAAGCATCTGTTGCTATAGACCCTGATGTAGAAGAGTTGCAAAAAATATTTTTGCACGCGCATATGTATCGTTCTACCCTTGAATCATATTTGGGTAAGATTGATGCGTACCATTGGCTTATCAACAACGAAGTAAAACGTCGTAGCGGTTACACCGCAGTTAACCGTTACACTCCGTAATTATGCCTAGTCAATCACGAAAACATCGTGGGTATCGTTCCCAAAAAGTTGTGGCTATGTACTTGGCTGAAAACGGGTTTCCGTATGCTGAAAGTACTGGCGCTGGTCGTAGCGGCTCAGACATTACAGGTACAGTAGGTATTGACTGGGAAATCAAAGCTCGTAAAGACTTTTCCCCTAGTACTACCATCAAACAACTTAAAGATCGTCACAACGGCAAGGACCTTCCTTTAGCAGTTTTGCGCCTTAATGGGCAAGGTGAAGTTAGTATTACTGAGTGGGTTGGTATTATCCGTTTAGAGGACTTAGTTAAGCTATTGCGTGAAGCAGGATACGGAGAACCAATCGAATGAGTAAAGAAATTTTGTCAAAGTTAAAACAGGCTAAAGAAGAAGTCATACGTTTAGAAAAACTTTATAGAGAAACTTGTGAATGTAACGAACGCATTTCAGATATAAAAGAAGTTCCTTCTAATTCTTATCAAAGAATGCATAAAACTTGCGACTATCACACTGTTAGGCTTATGTACCATGCCAAAGTATGATTTTGCATGCGTTACATGTGATCTTCAAATAGAAAAACATTTTAATTTTAACGAAGAACATAGAGTAGAATGCGAAATGTGTGAATGTGCTATGGTAAAAGTTATTAAAGCAATACCGACCCACTTTAAAGGTGGAGGATGGGGAACATCAAATTGAATAGCTTTCAAATTAACGACACTGATTGGGCTGAGGTTTTAGAAAAAGAGTTAGACGAATACATAACGTCTTTGCAAAATTGGTTTGTTTACAATGAAGAAGAAGGCGAAGAACCTGAAGTTTTATCAGGAGAACCCTACTGTGGTTGTGAAACCTGTTATTGGCGCGAAGTTTTGTTTTTTGTTTCTCCACGAATTATGACCGCACAGAATGAAAATAAGATTGAACTCACGCCCAATTCGTGAGCTTAAACCCGATTACACAGGCACCATGGAGTACGCCAATGAGGTGCTCCATGAGTGCCCTAAGTGTGAATCCAACCTTTGGTTATTAAAAGTGTCTTTTGAAGGCTATGAAATAGCCCAGTATTTGCTACCTATGGAATGTGCCATTTGTGGGAGTTATGCAAACGCCCCCACC